CTTCGATCTGAAATCCATATCCGGCGCAAAACCGAATACGGAATAAGACGACTCGTCCGAGAAATCGATCTTACGATCTATCCCGGATATAAACTTGGGTAGTCTGTAGAGCTGGCTAGCTCTACGCGCTACTTTATCATCATACTTAGCAATCCACTGTTCAAAATGTTGATCATCACGAACAACATTGTAAAGCAGACCTGCGTACTTAAAGTCTCTTCCCGACAGGGAAGCGACTTTTGGGCTCAGCGGTGACAGATCTTTGCCATTTAGGTAAAGTCGTTTGCAGAATTCAGCTATTCTTAAGTCCGAGTTCGGACTGGAAAAGCCTTTTGTTGGGTTGAATTGCACACCAAGGTGTGTGATTCCACTAACATATTCTTGATAACCTTTCGACAGCCGTCGAAAGGCAACATCATCGCCGCACACTGCCGAATCTTTAACAGGATCCTCTCCATGCTTGGAGAGCTTCCAGTAAATATAGAGGCTGTGCGTCAGGTTAGCTAGAGAGAACGAAGGAAAAGCACCCATAGGTTGCCCTGCTCCGTACATAACAGAGTCTTTCTGACCTTGGACGGTAAACCGTCTATCAGTCAGAAGTCTTCTGCAGGAACGCGCAAACTCTTTGTTAAAGAGAGTTTTAAGAACGGACTCTTGGAGTTCCATTGGAAATCTATCTGTCCAGTTCGACGCGTCTTCTGATTGCGGCTGTGCCGTAGGATCGCTTGTGAATTCTTTCACAAGTTCACGTCCTTTATTCTGATCGAACACATATGAGTTCGGTACAGACGTTGTCACCTTCGTCAAATAATGATGAAGTGGCAGCAACGCGGCTTGAGAGAAATAGTCGAGCTCGGCTATTACTCTTTGTTTGTTCTCTGGTTGCTCGATTGCAACCAGTTTTGAACAAGTAACTGCAATTCCATCTGGAGTGAATGACTGACCAAGGTCAGTAATGTAATTCCAGAAGTCAGTCCTATCTACTAATTGTAGGTATTTCTGAAGATTGTACGATACCAACTCATCGTTGGTAACTGCGAATGCATCTATATGTGCGGATTCGAGCGCATCCAACCCCCTACCTTGGGAGTTAGGACCGTTCTTAGCCGTATAATGTAGTTTAATATTATCACCTATTAGCTCTCTAGCATTAGCATCGATTCTTATGCCAAGCTTGGCAAAGATACCGGGTAATGCTGTTTCGAAATTAGCGACTTCAAGCTTGAATTCGCTAGTTCTATTGGGCTGTCTAGTAATGC